TTGTAGACCTTGAGCTCAGAGATGATGGCCTTTACGCTACGCCAGCCTACAACGAGAGAGGTCTAGAAGTGGTCAAGAATGCCGGCGGTATTCTCTGGTCGTCTCCTGAGTTCCTCGCTGGTGAGGTATTCGACCGTTCTGGTGGACAAAAAATCGGTGATGCTCAACTTTTGGCCATCACTCTAACCCCTCGGCCTGCTCAGAGCCATGACAGGATCGACCGAGTAACCCTAAACGAAAGGCTAGAAGAGATGGACAATATCGAGTCTATGTCTGTTGAGGAGCTCAAAGCTGCTCTTGCTGCAAAGCATGAGATGGTTCTAGAGCTCGAGCAAAAGATTAAAGATATGCAGGCTGAGAGTGAGGCCGCGCTTGCTACTGAGGATGAGTCAGAGTCAGAGCCTCAAGCGATGACTCAGGAAGAGGCAGACCAGAAGATCAAAGAGATCAAAGCTCAGATGTCTCTCAGTGAGTCAGGCCGTAATTTAACATTGCAGAAGCACAGAGAGCTTGAGGTCAAGGTGATCAAGCTTGGCGAGCAACTTGCGGCCTCTAGTGCTCGGATTGAGATGCTCGAAGCTGAGAAACGTCAGATTGAGAAAACTCAAGCAGTGCGTGAGCTCCTCGAGAGTGGACGTATTACGCCAGCTGAAGAGGCAGTTGTCGCCAAGGCGTTTGAGCTTCGCGAGGTTCAGCCAGAATTTTGGCAGATGTTCACAGAGCGGTCTCCGTCTTCAAGCATTCCTCTCGGCCAGATCGGACATGGCGCGAGTGGTCAAGAAATCACTAAAGCTACTGTGCATGAGGCTATTAAGGCCTTGGCCACTCAGAAGAGCATCACCTACAGCGAGGCTCTTACAATGTATCGCACCACTAACCCAGATAACTATGCTCAAGCGTTTGGAGGCTGATCATGGCTACTACTGATAATTATTTCTCATTCGTGGCGGCTGAGGCCATCACTGAGTTTGCGGCGGTTTCCGTCGACGCAAATGGCAAAATCGTAATTACTGATGCTGAAACTGATGCCTCTTGCGTTGGTATCGCTCAGCGCGCTTGTTCGGCTGGTGACTCCGTGGAAGTGATCATCGCTGGAGTAACTCGCGCTATCGCTGGCGCGGCTATTTCTCCAGAAAACACCACTCTTCTCATGGCAGAAACCAACGGCAACCTTATCCCATTTGTCGCTGGGTCTGGTGCATACTCAATCGCTCGCATTCTTCCAAATATCAATCATCACTCACCAGCTGATGGAGACCAGATCAAGGTCGTATTCACTGGGCCGAGCAACTACGAGGCTTAAGGAGTAAACAATGGCCAGTTCATACAGCAATCTCCATCCAGTAGATGAGATCCTATCCAGTCTAGTCGTCGAAGCCGTCCCAAGTGATGACCAGCTTATTGCTGATAAATGCTTCGAAAATATCAAGATCCCAGAGCGTTCGGGCACACTTCTTCTTGAGGAGAGTAGAAACTTCATGGGCGCGGGTGCTGGGCTTGACCTTGAGCGAGCTCCAGGAGCTAGCCGTACATCTATCGGCGGTTTTGATCGAAGCTCAACAACCTTCATGGCGAAGATCTACAGCGCGCAAGACTCTATCGCGATGGAGGATATCTTTGATTCTCAATACCCTGGGAGTGAAGAGCAACGGATCGCAAAGAAGGTGGCGCGAGTAATGAAGCTCGCAAAAGAGAAGCGCGCGGCTGATCTCCTCTTCGATGCTACTACTGCATTTGCTTCCTACACTGCATCACCAGCTACTAAGTTTGACGCGTCTGGGGCTCAGCCTCTTAGATACCTTGATGAAATCAAAGATATCGTCTTTGCAAACGCACACGGGCTTAATCCTGATACACTGATCCTTGGACGCGATGTGTTCAGAGTGCTAGCGCGTAATGAAGAGATCCGAGGTTATGCAGGCACAACCTCTGCTGGTTTTGCCTCTGGAAATCGCATTTTTAATGATGAAGCAACGCTACAGGTACTCCGTGATTCACTCGGCATTCCAAATATTCTGGTCGGTTCTGCTCGGCGTGATACAGCAGTCCCAGGGGCTACATCATCAGAGAGCTACATCTGGAACGGTGAGACAATCTTTATGGGTATTCTTCGCGGCAGTGATGCAATCGTCCAGAAGAGTGCTAACGTCAAGGCTATGCCGGTTGCTGCTCTCAATATGGAATATGGTTCAATGGTCGCTGGTCAGTATGACTCAAATGATCGTACTCGTCGTTATGTCTACGCTGAGGAAGTACACAGCTTTAAGCTCGTCGACGCCTCACTCGGCTATGTCGTTACTAACTGCTTGACCTGATAGCTCGTGAATGAGTACAGCCGGCCAGTCATCCTTTCAGAAGATGATGCAGATCGAAGGGCTATCGATGATCTGACCAGACAAGCGAAAGCTCAGTCTGGCCCAATGGCTGTACTCACCAGAGCGCGAAGAGATCAGCTTAAAGCTGAGGTTGCCGCAGAGCTTGATTTTGCTAGAGCTCTTCGGCGCGCTCGGCTTGAGCTTCTTGAAACTTTAGAGGTGGCCCTTCAAGCTTCCTCACCTCTCACAGTCGCTCAAATGACTGATGAGCAGCTGCTAGAACTGATCCTACGTGGTGGGCTCGGTCTAGCTATCGCTGATTTTGATGATCAGCAGGATAAAATCAGAGAAGCGGCTGAAAGAGCGTTGGTTGCCGTGCAGCCAGATTTCGGTTTCGCGTCTATTTCATCACAGATCGATCAGATACAATCCGCAGCAGCGGCGGGTGTCTTCGAAGATGTGATACTCCCAGATTTTAAAGCGGCAATCAGAGCGGCAATTTCAGATGTATATCTGGATGTACCGGTGGATGTAGCCATGTCTACCCTGAACGATAGATTAAATCGATCTGAGGGTAAACAACTCACCGAAGTGAAGACGAAAATAAGCCAATATGGAAGATCAATCACGGCGGCGGCGGCTTCGGCTGCTGATCTGGATTATTATTTGTATACTGGCCCTCAAGATGGGATTACTAGGCCATTCTGTCAGGCCTTGGTTGGGCTAGTGGTGAGCTCAAAACAAATGAGCAGACTAAATAACGGCCAAGGGCTAAATGTGCTAACATCATGCGGTGGCTATAATTGCCGCCATTCGTGGTCACCGGTCACCGAGGGCTTTGTTGAAGCGGCTGATCTACCCAAGGCCAAACCGGCCGATATCTCCGAGGCTAACAGAGGAGCGAGACGACGATGAGAAAAACAGTGAAGGGTCAAGATTTGCGTTTCACTTGGGATCCTCCAAGGCCATACAGTGGAACGCCAACGCTCACAGTTGGTTTTAGTTCAGCCTTCTCTGGCTCATTCACTCAATCTCGATCTGATGTGACAGTGAGCGCAATAGCCAACGATAGACGAACACTCACACTGACTGGAGACGCTGGCGCGACTCTTGAGAGAGATGAAGTTAGAGCGTTTCTGAGAACGGCCTCTGATACGTGGCTTTCGGTCAAGGTTTCTCGTCTCGGTGGGACTACGGCCATCTTGGCCGAACCTCTACCCAGAGAGATCAGCCTGAGCTCCAACGCTACGCTTAATCTCGCGTCGAGCTATGTAGACATTGACTCGGCCTATACTGCCACTAGTGGGGTTTATCCCTATACTATCCTGTACTCGGATGAGCTAGGCAGCGAGCACACCGAAAGCGGATTAATCAAGGTTACACCTCGACCGTTCAATACTGGCCTTGATCATGATGAGCTCGTTGATACTTTCTCCTCTCTGGCTGATATGGTGCCGCGTCGTCAAAGCGACTTCTTACCACAGATCAAGGCCAGCCTCGATGAGATCGCTCAACAGATCAGAGACCATGTCATTGGTGACAATGTTACCGAGGATGAGGTTTTCAACCAGCAGAGCTTTAAACAGGCCCATGCTTACTGTGCAGCTGCGAGGATCTACGAGATGCATCTACAGCTTGACGCGGCGGCGGCTATGCGTGATCGATGCTCTCAACTGATGGATCTGGCGTTGAGGTCAATCACGCTCGATCTCAATGGAGATGGCGTAGTCGATGACGGAGAGGAGAACCTACGCCGAAAAGG